ATACCTAGAGAACAAGTAGAGAAAGAAGTTTTTGAAAAGTATGATGACTATGAATACCCATATTCAAAATATGGATTAGGACTTATAAATGGTGGTAGTAATTTTAATAAAATATCAAATTATTTCATGCAGGACCTACGACTGGAATGTAGTAGTTATGGACATAGAGCACCTAAAGAAGTATGGGAAAATGGTGACGCATATGCTATATGGAAATGCCTAGGTCCTATATGGCGAGGTATCAATAAAGTCCATCCAGTTAAAGTGACACAAACAGATGGCACTATAAAAGAAGAATTAAAAGGTGGTTCATTAACTGGTGCTTGTATAGTAGAGGCATTCAGATTAGGTTCATATGTTGCAACTCAATTTAAACCTGTTGTTGCAAAAGCAATATATGATATGACCAATGCTAAAAGAGTTTTAGATACAAGTTGTGGTTGGGGTGATAGACTTGCAGGTTTCTTTGCTTCAGACGCTGAAGAATATTATGGTTGTGATCCTAATCCAAATACTTATGCTAGATATACTGAACAAATATCAAAATATAATAAACTATTATCTAAACCTAAAAAGGTAACTATATGGAGATGTGGTGCTGAAGATTTACCATATCATAAGTTGCCAAATATAGATTGTGCATTTACTTCTCCTCCTTATTTTGCTACCGAAGAATATAACAAAGGTGGTGAATTTCAAGAAGATCAATCATGGTCTAAATTCAATGAGTATGATAAATGGCGTGATGATTTTTATTTACCAGTTGCCAAAAAGTCAATGGCAGTATCTAAATTTTTATTTATTAATATTATGGATCCAAAAATCAAAGGTACTAGATATAGATCAAGTGATGAATTAGTCAATAGTTTAAAAGATAAGTTTCTAGGTCAAATTGGCATGAGAATTATGCAAAGACCAAAATCAGACACACTATTTAAAGATGAAAAAGAAAAAGCTGATTTTAGAGAAAAGATGTTTATAGAAAATATATGGTGTTTTGGACCTAAAACAGATTTATTTAAACATTCAAGAAAAGGAAATTTAGATGAGTTCTTTGCTTGACTTAACTTATAAATATAGTATAATAGATAATGACACTAACAAGGATAATTAATGAGTGATTTTTTAAAGGAAATAATAAAAGAAACTGGTAATGAATATGCCAGTTTAGTATCTGATGGAGCTGCAGGTGATGTAGATTCATTTATAGATACTGGTTCATATATTTTTAATGCTTTATTAGGCGGTAGTATTCATAGAGGACTTCCATCAAATAAAATAACAGCAATTGCAGGAGAAAGTGCTACAGGTAAAACTTTCTTTGTACTAGGTATGTGTAAAAACTTCCTTGATAAAAATCCTGATGGCGGAGTTATATTCTTTGAATCAGAATCAGCTGTGACTAAAGAAATCATAGAAGAAAGAGGAATAGATAGTAGCCGTATGGTTGTAATGCCTGTGACTACTGTACAAGAATTTAGACATCAAACACTTACTGTGCTTGACAAATATATAGATCAGGATCCTTCTGATAGAAAACCATTGTTATTAGTATTAGATAGTTTAGGTATGTTATCTACTACAAAAGAAGTTGAAGATACAGCAGAAGGAAAAGAAACAAAAGATATGACAAGGGCTCAAATTGTAAAAGCAGCCTTTAGAGTATTAACATTAAAACTAGGCAAATCAAAAGTGCCTCTAGTTATTACCAACCATACATATGATGTTATTGGATCAATGTTCCCACAAAAAGAAATGGGTGGTGGTTCTGGACTAAAATATGCAGCGTCATCAATTATATATCTATCTAGGAGAAAAGAGAAAGATGGTACAGAAATAGTTGGTAATATAATTCATTGTAAGAATTACAAATCAAGACTAACCAAAGAAAATAAAGTCGTAGATGTTAGATTAACTTACGACAAAGGTTTGGATAGATACTACGGTCTACTAGACTTGGCTTTAAAATATAATATATTTAAACAAGTTTCTACTAGAATTGAATTACCAAATGGAACAAAAACTTTTGGTAAGACAATTAATAATGACCCGACAAAATACTTCACAAAAGAAATCCTAAAAAAGTTAGATGGAGTATGTAATAAAGAGTTTAAATATGGAAATGAAGAAGCCGATACCACAACCCCACAAGACGACTAACCCTAAACATAGGGAAGACTATGTGTTTGTAGAGAAACCTGGAGAGAACTTTACAGCACTAAAGTTAATTAGTGGTCCATTTTCATCCATAGTTTATAAGTACGGTAAGGTAGGATTCAGACCTGAGTCTGAAAAAAGACCTGACGGTACATTACCAATGGTATTTGATTATACTATTATAGAAAATAAGATAGAGGCAGATACAGATAGTCAAGAATTTATAGACCATATAGGTGATATATTAGTTGTAGTATTAGATGAGGAATTAAAAAAGAAACCAGATTTAATAAAGAAGGAAGATGATGGAAAGAATTGAACGAACAGCATTAAGTAATTTAATTCATAATGAGGAATATACTAGAAAGGTATTACCTTTTATTAAAGAGGAATATTTTGCTGATAGAACAGAGCGATTATTGTTTAGTGAAATTTATAAGTTTGTAAATAAGTATAATAGTCTTCCAACAAAAGAAGCTTTATCAATTGAAATCAATAGCACTAAAAGTGTAAATGAGGACGAGTATAAAAAGATAACAGATGTATTATCTACATTAAATAAAGAGCCAATTAATTATCAATGGCTTGTAGATACAACAGAAAAGTTTTGTAAAGATAGAGCAATACATAATGCAATACTTGGCGGTATTCAAATACTTGATGGTAAAGATAAAGACCATACACAAGAATATCTTCCAGAAATGCTATCAAGTGCTTTATCAGTTTCATTTGACCAAAAGATTGGACATGATTATTTACTAGAGTCACAGGAAAGATATGATTTTTATAAAAAGAAAGAAGAACGATTAACATTAGATTTAGAATATTTTAATAAAATAACAAGAGGTGGTATTCCATCCAAGACTTTAAATATTGCTTTGGCAGGAACTGGTGTTGGTAAAACAATGTTTATGACTCACCTTGCTTCATCTATATTATTGCAAGGTAAAAATGTATTGTATATAACATTAGAAATGGCAGAGGAAAGAATTGCTGAAAGAATAGACGCTAATTTATTAAATGTTGGCATGAGTGATTTAGAAGAATTACCATATTCAATGTATGAAACAAAAATTAATAAATTACAAAGTAAGACAACAGGTAAGTTAATTATTAAGGAATACCCAACGGCGTCTGCTCATACAGGACATTTCAGATCATTAATAAAAGAATTAGCATTAAAGAAATCTTTTAAACCAGATATTATATTTGTTGATTATTTAAATATATGTGCTAGTGCAAGATTTAAAGCAGGAGCAAGTGTTAATTCATATACTTATATTAAAGCAATTGCGGAAGAGTTAAGAGGTATGGCAGTTGAAAATAATTTACCTATATTTTCTGCTACACAAACAACAAGAGGTGGTTTTGTAAGTAGTGATGTAGGATTAGAAGATACATCTGAAAGTTTTGGTTTACCTGCAACAGCAGATTTTATGTTTGCTTTAATAACTAGTGAAGAATTAGATGATAAGAATCAAATAATGGTTAAACAATTAAAAAATAGATATAATGATCCAACAGTTAATAGAAAGTTTATACTTGGCGTTGATAGATCCAAGATGAGATTTTATGATGTTGAACAAAAAGCACAAACAGATTTAGTTGAAAGTGGTCAAACACCTACAACTGATAAAAATAAGTTTGGAAAAAAACTAGGTCAATTTTCAGACTTTAAAATATAATAAAGACCTAATTAAAAAGGAAAAATAAATGGCTACAGGAAAAATAAAGTGGTTTGACGCTAAAAAAGGTTTCGGATTTATAACACCAGACGAAGGTGGTAAAGACGCTTTTTTACACGTTTCAGCTTTACAGGCTGCTAATATTTCATCGGTAACAGATGGACAAGCAGTATCTTATGAACTAACAGAACAGCGTGGTAAACAAGCTGCTTCTGAAATTCAATTAATATAAACTAATAAAAGGAGGATAGCAAAATGGCTATTACAATAGACGGTAAAAACTATGATGAAACTAAACTTGATGAGAAGTGTAAAGCTTCTGTTGTTCAGGTTCAACAACTTCAAAATAGATTAAGAAGTTTACAAGGAGAATTTGACAATGTAAAAATTTTAATTACTTATCATAGTAAATATCTAACAGATAATTTACCTGCAAGTGCTTTGATAGAACCAGTAGAAGATAAAGCTAATTCAGCTGAAGATCCAGCTGATGTAATCAAAGCGATCAAAGAAGAAGAAACTACAAAGGCATAAAATGAGAAGAAAGAACAGCAATAATAGAACTAGGTATTTCCCTGGAGATAGAAAACCAGGAAACTATATTTCTAAAGATAAAATGTTTTATGAAAAAAAGTTAAGTAAGCATAAAGGACAAATGAGGTGGTTAGTTATTGAAAAACCAACTGGCAGTATTCTTTGTGCTACGGCTTTTGAAGATGAAGCAAAAAAAGTTGCTGGCTTTCAAAACAAACATAAACAATGGGTGCCTCAAGGAGGAGTGGTAAAACATTTAACACTAGGTAAAATATGATGACAAGTGAAGAACAAAGCAAACGCTTTACTGAAATACTTACTACGATAAAAAAATTACATGATAACAAGCGCCACGATTATGCAGACACGGATGATATATTTGCTAACTTTAGATTATCTAATTTAGCAGGTATATCTCCTTGGAAAGGTTCTGTTATTCGTATGGGTGATAAATATGCTCGTATTAGTAATTTCATAAAGAAGGGTGACTTCAAATTTAAAGAGGAAAGTATTAAAGACACATTGATGGACATGGCAATATATAGTTTAATAACTATTGTATTGTATGAAGAGGAAATGTTTAACACACATATGAAACAATTTGAAGAGCAATTAAATAAGGAAAAAAATGATAAGTGAACCGAAAGTACATGATGTACCAGTACAGATAGTTACTTTAGGAAGTATGATTATCAAAATGCCAATGCCAATGGGTATGATAGTTGATATTAATAAAATATATGATGAAAATATTTTAGAAATGAAACCACTTAATGATGGTCTTGCTGGTAAAATAAAAGATGAACATAAAATTTCAGATCATTTAACCGATGAACTTAAAGGTATATTCAAACAAGCATTTGAATTTTATATGACAAGTATTCAAAAGGCAGATCAATATGAAGTAGAGCCAGATAGAGCATGGGTAAATGAAATGAAAGCACATGAATATAATCCTTTTCATTATCATACAGGTATGAAATCAGAAGTAGGATTATCATCCGTACTAGTTTTAAAAAGACCTGATACATATGGAGAAGAAATAACAAGAAAAGATAGTCCTCACAATGGACATTTAGAATTTTTAGGTAATGATTCATCACCAATTGCAGTTAATCAATTTAGATTGGATGCTCAAGTAGGTGATTTTTTCATGTTTCCTTATACAACATTGCATGGAGTTTATCCATTTTGGGGAACAGATCAAGCAAGAAGAACATTATCATATAATTGCGATTTAATAAGGAAAAAACCAAAATGAAACAACAAATAAAAAAAATAATAGATTGGATATTATATAAACAAGTACCAGCATATGTTGTTATATTGTTAATAATTATCTGGATATTATCTTAAAAGGAATATAATGAAATCACCAAACTTTACATCACAAATTCAAGCTTCTAATGGTACATTTACACCAGAAGAAATTAAAAAATATTATGATATTGCCATGGCAATGAAATGGAAAGATGGTTGGTATTCTTCTGATAAGATGAAAGAAGAAGCTAAAACACCTGGGTATAAACATATAACTCTTGGTGGTAGTGATACTAAAAGAATTGATTATGAAATAGAACAACCTTGGGTAAAAGAGATTTGGGATAAAGTTAATCCTGGTGTTAAATTATTAAGACACTATCTCAATGGACATGGTCAATTTCAATCAGGCGGCATTCATGTTGATGGTTGGACAGAAGGACAATATACTATAATTGTATATCTAACACCAGACTGGCAACCAGAAGATGGAGGTTCAATAGAATTTTGGACACCTAATCTTACAGACGAAATGAGAGCAGCAGCTCATGGTACACCTTGGGGATTAGAAGGTGAAGCAGGTAAAGATATTTTAAGAGCATACTATCCAGAAGCAGGTCGTGTTATAGTATTTGACGCTAGAATACCTCATGTTGCAAGGGCAGTTGAAACAGATAAGTTTAGAGTATCATTAGTATTCAAAGGCACTACTGAAGGTTATGTACCTGAAGCAGAACCAGTTGCTGACGCTGATAAAAAAGATTGGTATACTGTTCACTAATTAATTGGGGGTGTAGTTCAGTTGGTTAGAATGCCTGCCTGTCACGCAGGAGGTCGTGGGTTCGAGTCCCATCGCTCCCGCCACATATAAATAGCAGTATAAGGAGAGATTAATGGCAGGTTTAACACCAGCAGATTTATCAAAATCAGGTAGAGAATATA